CTGACTCGTAAGGGTGCAGTAAAATCTAAAGGCAAGGGGAACACCAGTGACATTGATGGTTCATATGTTGCTGACAATGTTCACCTTGCTGGACGCTTTGCTCTGGTGGCATATCGTGACACTGGAGAAGGATATCTTCTTGTTCTGGATCGCAAGAAGCTCCCCAATCTAGAACCAAGAGATCCCGGTAACTATGCAGTCTCACATATTCCAAAGGATGCTGTAAAGAAGACTATCCAACTCTCAAAACTCAAATAACTAAATAGTAGCATGTATAACGACGAACTTACAAAAAAACTAGCAGAGACTGCCAAGCGAATCATGGCTGGGGAGTCTGTAGAAGCGATTGAAGAAGCCACCGGCGACAAGGAAGCCTATCAGAAGTTCTTCAATGACACTCTGAAAAAGTATGGTGTGAAATCACCATCTGAACTTAAGGGTGATGACAAGAAGAAGTTCTTTGATGAGATTGATGCTGGTTGGAAGGGTGATGATGAGAAGCCTGAGAAGAATGAATCCGTTGAATTGGAAGAGGCAGCAAAGATTTCGGGTAAAGATGCCTATAAGTGGTTGACTTCAAACAAAGTCTTTGATGATGAAGACTTTACCAATCCCCCCTCTTTTGATGATGCCGTGAAATCGTATAGGGGTTCTGGTCCCGGTCTTGATGCGTTCATCAATTTGGCTAAGAAGCATGGTGGCAAGAAGTCAACTGATGGGTGGGGTTGGATCGGTGGAGCAAGGAACTTCTATGATAAAGTTTTGGTTCCTGCTGCTAAAGGATATGCCTCTGTTGAAGAATCAGTTGAGGAGTTGGAAGAGCAAACACCAGACTTTCATGTTAAATATGCCAAGAGTAAGCGCGGTCCAATTCAGGTGACCAAGTTCATGACTTTAGACAAGGCGAAGAAGTTCCTGAGTGACCGTGAAGCTGAAGGTTATCGTGGCATCATCTCTAAAGACGGCAAGCCGGTCAAAGAGTCAGCGAAATCGATCTTTGACATCAAACCTGATAGCAAGAAGTGGACGAAAGCCAAAAGTCGCGGGGAGCACATCATTAGAGGTAAGATGCATTCAGTTAAGACCAAGGTGAAGTCTGGGGATGCCCTCTGGATTCACCCATTCGATGGAGACCGTCATGTGGCTGCTATTGACAAGAATGACACTGGCGGCTACTTTTTCATGTCGAAGTATAGCATCGATGAATCAGAGAAACTTGAATCAGTTGAGGAGTTGGAAGAATCTACTGAAGATTTGGGAGAAGGTAAGAAGAAGCCCAAGTTGACTGATAAGCAGATCATAAACCACCCTGATGCAAATGTGGTCTTAACGATTTCTCATGATGGAGTTGAGAAGGCAGTTGCTGATCTCAGAAAAGGTGATTATGATGATGACTTCTATATTGCCGTCGATTCGGGTCACAAAAAATACTCGAAAATCTATGTGTTGGATGTGCAAGACATTTCAGAATCCACTGATGAGTTGGAAGATGATGAGGGTGATGTTGAAGAAGGGCTTATTGGTAACCTGATTAAAAAGGGTGCTAAGAGATTCTTGACTCGTAAAGGTAGAAATGATGCTCGCGCCAAGAAACTCAAGAAACTGAAAAGTAAATCAAGCGAAATCAGACGTTCTAAACAATTGAAAAAGGATATCAAGACCGCTAAAAAAGATATCCGAAAGGCTCGCAGGGAATCCACTGAGGAGTTGGAAGAGGCAAAGATTGACCTGAACAAGAAGTTCAATACCAGTGATGCTGCCTTTGATTACTTCCACTCCTTTGCTGTTGCCGATCAAGCCAAGACCGACCAAGAAGTTGAGAAGAGCAAGAAGAAGTTCGCCAAGAATACTCTGGGTTTCTGGATGCAGAATCTCACTGATACGCTGAAGGGAATGGGTATTAGCGAGGAGACTGAACTTGATCTTACTGAAGAGGAAGAAGAGGAAATCGTTGCCAGCATCTTGGATACCATCCCTGATGCCGAAGCTGCTGCTGATGACGACAATCATCCCGATGAAGATGATATGCTCGCTACATTGGATACAACCACTGGATACAAAGTAGTCGATAACCTTCCTGAAGAGACTGAAAGACTCGATGCTCGTCGTCGTGAATTTCGTGAGAAGATTCGCAAACTTGCCTATGAGAAGGCAAAGAAGATGATCAAGGGCATTAGCGATGCGGATGATGAAGAGGAAAAGGTCGAAGGTGTTGACAAGCCCCTTGAAGTTCAAAAATACGAGGCAATCGGTGCTGTTTCTGTGAGTCATGTCAAGGAAGAGATTGAAGAGTCCACTGAGGAGTTGGAAGAAAAGCGCAAGTCCAAGAGTGACTACGAGATCTACCATGACTCATACACTTCTGCCTTGAGTGAAGTTCTGGACCTTGTTGCTCGAAATGGATACAAGGTTGACGAAGACCTCTGGTTCACCAATGTTTCAAGTGGTCCTCGCAAGCCTTCTGCTGGCAAGACAAACAGCTTCACTCTTGAACTTGAAAAGGGTGGTAAGCCAACTCGCAAGGTTGTTTCGTTTCAGGTCTATGGTCTGGAATCTGGACGCTATGAGTTGAATGCCTACATTTCGTAAGCAAATAAACAATGAAAGATCCTAACGAATACGACTATGAGGGTGAGATGGCAAAGACTCAACTCAGAACTATTGAAGATGCTGCCAAGCAACTCCATGCGCTACTGAGTGATGATGAGAATCTCCCTGAGTGGGTTCAGTCCAAAATCACCAAGGCTACTGACTATCTTGATTCAGCCCGTGACTACATGGTTTCCAAGAAGAGACAACAGGTTGAGTCTAAGAAGAAGTCCTTCAGAGAGATTCGTCAAAGATGATTGATTTCGACCAATATGAAGTTGTCAGAGAGGGTATCGACTATCACCTAGAGAACTCGATACCTTTCTCTGACAACATTTTTCGCATTGGTTCTGAAGCATACCTTCTGTTCTTTCAGGAGGCACGTAATCTTGATCCTGCCCTCCTAGACTCACAAGACAAAACCCTACTAGATTCAGATATTGGTCTTATGGGGGTCTATGAGGGTAAGGATGTGCCTCTTGATGTTCCTATGATTGAGGAACAAAAAGAACCTGAGTTAGAGAAACCCAAACGTGGAGGTAACAAGAAGTTTTATGTCTATGTCAAGAATGACAAAGGCAATGTCATCAAAGTAGAGTTTGGTGATACCTCTGGTTTGCAAGCAAAGATTAACGATCCAGAGGCACGTAAGAATTTCGCAGCAAGACATAAGTGTGAGACAAGAAATGATAAGACAAAACCAAGTTATTGGTCTTGTCGTTTGCCGTGGTTCGCCAAGGCATTGGGTCTTGAGGGCGGCGGTAAGTTCTTCTGGTAATAATGCCCTATACTGATACGATTCGTGAAGACCAGAGCATTGAAAGATGCTTTTGTGCTGATGTAAATAGTGATGAACTGGTATGGCATAGAGACAGAAGGAACAGAGAGGTCACGATACTGAATGGGACTGATTGGTTTCTTCAGTTCGACAATCAAATGCCGATTGAGTTGGTTGTCGGAAAAACCTATAGCATTGAGAGGGACTTATATCATCGATTGATGAAGGGTGAAAATGCAACGGAACTGAAAATACAAATCACTGAAAATAATGACTGAAGATCGTTTTAACAAACTGGAAGAGAAGATTGAATCGTTACTGGTTACAAGTGTGAGGACCGAAGAGAAGGTCAGCAACCTTGAGAAACATACCAGAAGAATGATCGAGAAGAACCAGACCAATGAGTATCGAATCAATAAACTTGAGGTTGAGCAGAAAGAGAATCTCAGGTTTCAAAAGGGATTCTTTAATACCGTGGTTGCTTTCTTTGTCGCGATTGCCGGGGCATTTGTGACTGCATGGTTTAATTTGTTTCATAAATAGATTCGTGAGATTATTTGATGAGCTTACATCTAAAAACTTTGAACTATATGCTGCAAGGCACTATCGAAATAATCAGTGTCTAGACATAAAAGACTTTTATGAGGACATGAGTCGGTTTAGTTATGTCCTTCGATTGCTAAGAAAATACAAAGATACGAATGAGATAAATACAAGGCTGGTGCTGAATCATATCATCACCATCTACAATGTGTATGACATCTCTGCTGCAAACAAAATGATGTTCTTTAAGATTGATGATGACTTGCACTCAGTGCTCAAGACATTCTTAATCTTCCTGAACTATCTGCCAGAGAGCCAACAGGGAAACACAAAGGTCGATTTACAAATCGCAAAAGAACTACAGGAAATTTAAAATGGGACTACTACTTAGAGGCGCAGATACGGTTTATGCATTGAGGTTTCTTCGACTCCTGACAATGCCTTGGGAAAAGACAGCAGCATACAAGGCTGGTGTTGTGGACATGAACGGAGAACGTCTCAAGAAACCAGAGACAAAGGAAGAGAAGGAAGCATACACAATCTTTCATCGTCTGGTATTCAATATTCGTCGTCTGCTTGCAAAAATCCCATTGGGCAAATCGACCATTGCCCGTTACCTTGCTGCCTTCTGGTTGATCAAGGAAAATACAGATTTGGAGGACGATGATATCAAGGGAATTCTACAAGAAGCCTATGGTATCGACCCCACGAAACTGGACCTGAGCGAGAGTTGGCTCTTGGTCGATGATGGTGGTTACCTCCCCGAAGGTATGTATCAATTGAAGCATGATATTGCACTGCCAATGACTGGTGAGTTGCTTGCCTTCAAGGGAACACTTGTTGAGGTTCACAGACCACAACCCGTGGGGACCATTTTTGATGTCTCGGTTTTTGAAGTCGAGCATCGTAACACTTTACAAAAAATCTACGTGACTGAAAGTGATGTGGAGGAAACTACTGTGGCGGGTTCCATTGCAACCAAGCCAATGCCATTCCGTTCTGAATTGGATATGGATAGTGATGAAGAGTCAACTATGATCCAAAAGGAAACAAATGGAAAACGAAACAACGGTTCTGAAGAACGCGGTTGAGCATTTCATAAAGGATAATTCTTGGTTACTTTTTGCTGGTCTATTAACACTTATTTTCAAGTCAACTCTTGAGAAACTTGTTGCTGGGATATTCGTCTTTCTGGGAAACGATTACAACGAAGACGACATTGTGATCGTCAATGGAAGACCCGGAAGGCTTGTCCGTGTTGGTATCACAAAGAGCACTTTCTTTCTGTATGAGATAAGAGATGGCGTTATATACGGCGGCACAAAATTGGTTATCCAGAATGAAAGACTTGCCGACATGGACATCGAAAAGCCACTAGGAAAACTTGAAATATCAAATTGGAAAATGAAATTAAGTGATAGCCAAGAACTTGATTGATTTCAACTGAGTTTTGTGATACTATATAATTTCACAGTGAACGTGAAATAGAACAATTATGGAAAATATCATCTCTGACGAATTCGCATCAACATACGCAAACAAAACCCCGAAATGGGGATTCAATGGTCTTGGTTACATCGTTTACAAGCGCACCTATGCTCGCTTAAAGGACGATGGCACAACAGAAGAATGGCATGAGACCGTTCAGAGATGCATCAATGGAGCGCAAAGCCTTGGTGCCAATTACGCACAAAAGGAAGCAGAGAAGCTCTTTGATCATGTCTTCAATCTGAAATGTAACTTCGCTGGACGTATGCTCTGGCAACTTGGCACCCCTACCGTCGAACGGTTTGGTGCCAACTCTCTCCTGAACTGCTGGTTCACTCAGATGAATGAACCAAAGGCATTCACATTCCTTTTCGAGAACCTCATGCTTGGTGGTGGTGTTGGGTTTTCTGTTCGCCGTGAGGATGTCCATGAACTCCCTCGAATCAAACCTGATGTTGAGATTACTCATGATGAACTTGATGGAAAGGCAACCAATGATGCCGACTTCATTGTTCCTGATTCCCGTGAGGGTTGGGTATATCTTCTTCGCAAGGTCTTGGATTCATTCTTTGAGACTGGTAAAGGATTTACCTATTCAACCATTCTGATTCGTGGTGCTGGTGAAAAGATTCGTGGTTTCGGTGGCACTGCCTCTGGTCCCTCTATTCTGATTGATGGTATCACAAAAATCTGTGAGGTATTCAAGAGTCGAGAGGGTAAGAAACTTCGCTCACTGGATGTTCTGGATATCAATAACATCATTGGTTCCATTGTTGTTGCTGGTAATGTTCGTAGAAGTGCAGAGATTGCAATTGGTGATCCTGATGACTTTCTCTTTCTTCGGGCAAAGCGTTGGGACTTGGGCGGTATTCCAAACTACCGTGCCATGTCCAATAACACGATTTACTGTGACTCTTATGACCATACATCTGATGCTCTCTGGGAAGGTTATGCTGGCAATGGTGAACCTTACGGTCTTTTCAACCTTCCCTTGTCAGAAAAGTATGGTCGTATTTCTGACGGAAACCTTCGCAGTTCTGAACTGTATCCCACCAATAAGGATAACGTCGTGGGGACCAATCCATGCGGTGAAATCTCTCTGGGCAACTATGAGTGTTGTAACCTAAGTGAACTGTATCTCAACAATATCGAATCCAAGGAAGAGATGTATGAATGTGCGAAGCTTCTGTATAAGACTCAGAAGGCAATATGTGCGCTACCATTCATCCATGAAGATACCAATAAGATCGTTCACAAGAACATGCGTATTGGTCTTGGTGTGACTGGTATCTGTCAGAGTCAACATAAGATGGATTGGTTGGATTATACCTATCAGAAACTTCGTGAGTTTGACCAGAAATACTCCGAGAAGAATGGTCATAATCCCTCCATTAAGTTGACTACCGTTAAACCTAGTGGCACATTAAGCATCCTTGCTGGTTCTACTCCCGGTGTCCATCCGGCATTCTCTCATTACTTCATTCGTCGTATTCGCATGGCAGCAACCGATTCACTTATCGATGTTTGTCGTGACCTTGGTTATCATACCGAGTTTGCCAAGAACTTCGATGGAACAGAGAATCACGATACCGTGGTTGTTGAGTTTCCCTGTCAGTTCGATGAGAATGCAACTGTCGCCAAGGACATGAGTGCCATTGACCAACTTGAACTCATCAAGACTCTTCAATCTCAGTGGGCAGATAATGCGGTATCCTGCACTGTCTACTATCGCAAGGAAGAGCTTCCAGAGATTCAAGATTGGTTGGCAAAGAATTTCAAAAATCATATCAAGAGTGTCTCGTTCCTTCTTCACTCTGATCATGGATTCACCCAAGCACCATACGAAGAAATTGATGCAGATCAATATGAGAAGATGGTAAAGAAAGTTAAACCCATATCGCCGATTCAGACCTCAAATGAAATGATTGAGGGTATTGAATGTGAGGGCGGGGTTTGCCCCATAAGATAATGTTTTTTCAAACTACATGCCCGTCCTGCCGGACTACATATTCTATTGAGTGGCACGATTTCAACCACTCGACCTATGATGTAGAGAATGATTTAGAGGATGACGAATACGAAGAAAATGAACCTACAATATGTCCATTTTGTATGGAAAGAATAGATGGGCATGACGAAGATGAAGATTACGAACTATGATTGCTGGAAAGGTATGGGGTAAGACAGAAGAAGTCTTCAAGAATCATTGTCTTGAATTTCATAGAATTGAATTCAAGGCAGGATATCAATGTAGCGAACATCGACATCAGACAAAGAGCAATGGTTTCTTTGTTGAGTCTGGTAAGATGATGGTCCGTTGCTGGAACGGTGACCTTATTGATGAAACAATTCTTGGTGCCGGTGATTTCACAAAGGTGAAGCCGGGAGTCTTTCATCAATTCATTGGGCTTGAAGATGGTATTGCTTTTGAGTTGTATTGGGCAGAGTTTTCTCATGATGACATTGAGAGACTCAATAGTGGTGGTGCGACTAAGTGAGAATACTACAGGCAAACTTCCATCCAAAAGAAATCAAACTTTGCGTTCGACTGTTTGATGTAAAGGACATTCGCTTTCTCCCCTCTGATGCTTGGCTCAATGCTCGTATGGAGAAATTTGGATACAATGAAAGCTTTCAGAAGGCAGGTATGATGTATCCAATTGCGGTATCTACACACGATCATAAGTGGGTTAAAAGAAGAATTGAAATAGAACCAAATAACCCAGAGAGAACCAACGTAGATAAGGATGGTAAGATTATTCCCGGTCTATATGTTCATGTTGGTCACAAAAGAGTCAAGTGGGCATTGGAGAACGGCTACGAAGCAATTGAGGGATACATGATAACCTCAACGGCAGAACGTCAGATGATTAAGAGATACACTCACATACCACACGACAAGATACCAAAGCGAAGATGAAAATTGCAGTTGTAACATCACTGAATAAAAAACTCTATGACTACTATGGTCATAAGTTCTATGAGACATACAATTGGGATTTTGATCTGTTCACATACACAGAAGACGATTGGGTTGCACCTAGAGGCACGACTATAAATCTTCTATCTGATGTTCCTGAATGCAAAAAATTTGTCGAGAGGAATGGTAGTAAAGACCCGTCCAGTGTTGTTAGGTTTGACCGCAAAGGACGTAGGATGAAGCCATTCAAATTTGATGCTGTTAGATTCTGTTACAAGGTCTATGCCCATACTGATTTGGTAATGAACCGAGGGGGTGGGTATGACGGTGTAATCTTTGTAGATGCCGATAGTGTGTTTCATAAATCCATAGATTCATCTTGGGTTAACCGGCATTTACACCGTAAGGATTGCATGATGACATATCTTGGTAGAATTGGAGCATACTCTGAATGTGGTTTTCTATATTTCAATCTGAACCACCCCAAAACCAAGGAGTGGTCAAAAAGGCTTTATGATGTCTACTCAACAGATGAGATATATACAATTGATGAATGGCATGATAGCTTTGTCGTTGACCATGTGAGAATTGAATTTGAAAAAAAGCACGGAGTAAAAAATTACAATATTGGATTTAGAGATAAGTCTCAGTTTAGAGAACAGAGAAAAATGAAAGGGCACGTTCAAGCATGGAGTATACTTGGAGATGTCTATGACCACTGTAAAGGTGCGAGGAAAGATGCTCTAAAAAGCCCAGAAAATAAAAAGATATGATCAACATATTCATTGGATTTGATAGCAAGGAACGTGCGGCTTACAACACTCTTTCATGGAGTCTGATTAAGAACAGCACCAAGCCTCTTGCGATAACTCCCATTGCACTGAACAACCTTTCTGGCATCTTCACACGGGAGCGCAATGCACTCTCATCTACTGAGTTTTCGTTCAGTCGATTCATGATCCCCCACCTGATGAACTACAAGGGGTGGGCACTGTTTATGGATTGCGATATGCTCACGGTTTCAGACATTTCAAAACTCTGGGACTTGCGTGATGACAAGTATGCAATTCAAGTCTGTAAGCATGATTATACTCCCAAGTCAGAGAAGAAGTTTCTTGGACAGATTCAGACCAAGTATGAGAAGAAGAACTGGTCATCCTTCATGCTCATGAACTGCGAGAAGTGTTTTAATCTGACTCCTGAGTATGTGAACATGGCTTCCGGTCTTCAGCTTCATCAATTCAAATGGTTGGAATCAGAGAAACTAATTGGGGATATTCCTCTGGAATGGAACTGGCTTGCTGGTGAGTATGAAACCAAATCTGATGTTCATAACATCCACTACACTGAGGGTGGACCTTGGTTTAAGGAGTTTCGCGATACTGACTACTCAGAAGAGTGGTATGAATACTATAAGGAGATGTTGCCTGAGTGAAACTGGCTCTATATAACAGAAGCATTTCAGATAAAATGCTAAGAGGCTCTGCCAATAAGAAACTCGGCATAAACTCATTTATTAATGGCGTAAAACGTCATGGGGTAAAGGTCATAGAGATAAATCAGCCGCACTATTACCCCTCATCCGATTTTGGATTAATGTTTTCGTTTGCAGATATACACCAGAGTGAAATATCGCTTTTGCCATATATGCAAGCACGTAAAAACATATATGAAGAAAGCAATAAGAATATCTTTTTCTTTGAAAATGATGTATTGAAGGGGTTTAATAATGAACTCATAATGCGCTTTCCTTTTAGGTCAGTCTATGACCATGAGGCTGAGTATTTTCTTGAACAGATTCCTGATGATCTCAGAAAGGATTCCTTCAAACACATAACAGCAACACCACCTCCTACAATAAAAAAGTCCAAATACATTATATGCTTGAATAGACTATCTGGATATGGGAGATGTGGAGTCTATCAATTTCAATGGGCATACAATCTTGTAAAGAGTTTAAAAAAGAGATTCCAGACTACCAACATTGAAATTAGAGTTCACCCCGGTAATGTTCGTGATAATACTGCTCGGCGAGGTAGTGTAAAGCTAAAGCATTTTGAATTTCAAAACGATGTAATGTATTATGAGCGCATCCTCAACACTTTTCCTGAAGTAAAAATCATAGTTCCTGATAAAAGGAGATACAGTTACCTTGATACCCTAGACAGACATTCTATTCATATATTTAACACATCTTCCGCATCATGCGAATGTATGATTTCTGGTTGCTCCACTGTTATAAGTCACAAAGCAGCATTTGCTTACAATTTTGCACCACACAAAGTCACATCTAGATATAAATTACAAGGTGGTAAAGATATTGATGGTCTTCTCAAAAAGTATAGAAAGACACACTTCACTGTTGATGAAGTTAATAATGGGACATATTGGGACTACATAAAAGAGGGAGTGAAGAATTATCTATGATATTACTTGGCAACAAAGGTTCTCGGATACACAAGATTGCCACTCATCTGAGTCATCCTTTAACGAAACAGGATGACTTCCCACCAGAACGTGTGCATGAATCAAATGATCCTATCGTGATGTTTGGTGCTTGCCCTCAAAAAATGGAAGTAATCAAAGAGTGCTGGAGAGTCGGAAGACCGTTCTACACATTAGACTCAGCATATCTCGGCAATGTCAATGCACCATTTCAAACATCTGGTTATGCAAAATACAAGAAGTGGTTTCGCCTTGTTCCCAATGACATTCAACATTGCGAATTCATACGATACAACAGTGATGACCGTCTTAGAAATCTAGGTGTTTCTCCAGTTAAATTCAAAAGGGGCGATAAGATACTTGTTGCTCTACCGGGTCATGTCGCTTGCACCTATCACAATATTGATATCAATGTGCTCTCAGAAGAGATAACTCAGGAGATACGGAAATATACAGATCGGGAAATTGAGTTTCGAGGATTTCCCACAAAAGGAGCAAGAGAGCGATTCATTAAGAATCAATTTTGGAAAAGACTAGAGGTAGGCGATATACATTGCACTGTCAGTTGGGGAAGCGTGGCAGCTCTTGAATCAATACTTTGTGGTATTCCAACAATCACTTTGCGTTCTTGCGTTGCTTCTCCTGTTTGTTCGTCTACAATTTCTGATATTGAAAATGTCAAGATGCCGAAGGAAGATTTGATGCGAGACTGGTTGAGAGGTATAAGTAAAGTCTGTATATCAATTGACGAACTTTATGCCCAAATCAGAAATCTTGCATGATCATATTAGGTTATACTAGAAACACCAAATACTATGCAGAGGTTCTAAATCAGAGCATAATAGCAGAAGAGGATTTTCCGCTATCTGATGTAAAAAATAGCAATGAGCCATTATTTGTATTCGGGGCTTCACCTATTCTCAAGCCAATAATGGATGAATGTATTCGGTGCAGTAGAGACTTTTATTCTACAGATAGTGGTTACATAGGTAATGTTGTGGGTCCAGCCCAGAAGCTTGAAGCGGGAAGAAAGAAGTGGCTTCGTTTAGTAAAAAACGGTCTACAACACACGCAAATGACACACTACCCATCTGATGACCGATTACGACTAATTGGGTTTGAACCTATATCTTTTAAACGAGGGGGTAAAGTTCTTGTTGTTTTGCCGGGACCAATAGCTGCACTATATCATGATATAAAATTAGATACTGTAAAGGAAGACATTACCAAGGAGATACGAAAATACACTGACAGAAAGATTATATTTAGAGAGAAAGACCCTGATGGAATTAAGGCAAAGACGTATGATAGATTCATAAAGAGACCCTTTTGGAAATGTTTACAATCTGGTGACATACATTGCACTATATCTTGGGGGAGTGTTGCATCAGTCGAATCAATTTGTTATGGAATACCAACAATAGCTTTAAAACCGTGTGCTGCATCACCTGTATGCGATTCTCAACTCTCAAACATAGAAAATCCAAAATACCCATCCATTGATGAAAAAAGAGATTGGTTAAGATGGATAAGTAAAGAGACACTAACTAGAGATGAAATAACAAACAAGCTGAGAGATTTACTATGAAACAGATTTCAACACCATCAGGTCTATACGTTGTTCCCCAAGAGATTTACGATAGGTCTTCTGATAAAGACATCATCAAAGCCCTAGAGAATCTTGGTGAGTATCAACCGTGGATTGATAAGTGGGCAGAACAGTATAGCAAACCAAACACAGTCATTCTCGATGTTGGTGCAAATATTGGATCAAAGATTCTCCCATTCTCAAGATTACATGGAGGCAATGTTCATGTTATTGGTTTTGAACCTGTTGCAATCAATCAAGAAATTCTCAAAGAGTTGGTTCGTGTAAACGAACTTAAAAATGTTGAATTGAAGAAACTTGCCTTGTCGAATTCAGGTGGGGAAATGGCAATCAACTTTCCATCATCTGATTCTCATCTTGAAGCCGTAAGGGGACAAGGGCAGTTTAATAAGATAAACAAAGACGATCATGGGTTTGCAATCGTTGAATTTGTAAAACTGGATGACCTAAACATCAAAAACATCAGCTTCATTAAGGTGGACATTGAAGGTCATGAACTTGAATTCCTTGAGGGGGCAAAGGAAACCATTGACAGGGAGAGACCAGCGATAGTTCTTGAGATTTTCAACTCCACCAAAAAGAAAAGACTTACGGAATCTGCTCAACGTAAGAACGAACAATGTCTTTCTCTGATGAAGTCTTATGGATATAAGCAGATAGCAAGAAAGAACAAAGATGTCCTCTTTATCCGATAGATGCTTTCTCACTGGATGTGATTCAAATTTTGAATGGATGTTGCCTTGGTGCATATCCAATATTCAAAAGCACATGCCCGAAATCCCCATTGTGGTTGCTGACTTTGGCTTATCACAAAAGGGAATCAATATTGCAGTAGACAGTGGTGCAGAAATCCTTACTGGATTCTGGAAGCCAGAAAGTAAGTCTTGGTTCTTGAAACCTGACGCAGTTCTTCTCTCGCCATACGAGAAAACTTGTTGGATAGATATTGATTGTGAAGTAGTTGCACCTTGTCCTGAGATCTTTGACTATGCTATTACAGAAAAGATTGGACTTACTCCTGACCACTGGGCAAAGAGAAGAGGAAGAGCACATTGGGCAACTGGTGTCATTGTCGTAAAGGGTAAACCAATGATCCTTAAAGAGTGGGCAACTCAATGTCGTAAAGAAAGAAAACGAGGAGACCAAGAAGTCCTCTATTCAATCATTGGCGATTCTAAAGATCGGGTAACTCCAATGCCTATGGAATATCAGTGGCTACGACTCGACTTAAAGTATGGAGTTGATAGCAACTCAAAGAAAATCATTCACTGGACTGGACCTATTGGAAAGAGACACATAAGAACATTAATCAAACCTTAGACCCCTTGAAACTAAACTCAATTCAATTATAAACCAAATGTCAAGTCTTGTCAATACCCCTGAATGGACGTATCTCAATGAGTCTTTCACTGAGACTCCTGACAAAAAGGAGTTGTATGGTTTTGTGTATCTGATTACCAATCTCATTGACGGTAGGAAGTATGTTGGCAAGAAGTTCTTCTGGTCAATGATAACCCGTCAAGTCAAGGGGAGGAAGAAGCGGCAACTGCATGAATCGAATTGGCGAGACTATTGGGGTTCCAATGATGAATTGAAGAAAGATATTGACATTGCTGGAAGTTCAAATTTTAAAAGAGAGATTCTTCACCTGTGTTCCAGCAAGTCTGAATGTTCCTATCTGGAAGCCAAGGAGCAGATTGACCGTGGGGTTCTTCTGAGCAAGGAATACTACAATTCTTGGATTTCACTCAAGATAACCAAGAAACACCTAGCAAAATACGCCCAAAAGAAGATGTTGACAGAATCTTGAAATAGTGTATAATTGTCGTCATGCAAATCATTGATTATAGCGGTATCGCAGTGGCAGCAATCTTCTCTCAGGATGCCCCAGAACAGATTGAAGAGGGACTGATTCGACACATGATTCTGAATCGTATTCGCTCCTTCAACACACAGTTTCGTGAAGAGTATGGTGAGACCATCCTTGCCTGCGACTCATCCTCATGGAGAAAGCGAGTCTTTCCTCAATACAAAGCTGCACGTAAGAAAACTCGTGATGCTTCTCCTCTGGATTGGGGCAAACTCTTTGATCTCATCTCTCTGATTCGTGAAGAGATTCGTGAGAACTTTCCATACCGTGTTCTTCATGTTGATGGAGCAGAGGCAGATGATATCATTGGTCATCTGGTGGAGAAGACACAAGAGTTTGGTCAGAACGAACCTGTTCTCATTGTCTCAGGTGACAAGGACTTTCTGCAACTCCATCGATACAAGAACGTCAAGCAGTTCTCACCAATAAAGCGTGACTTCATCACTACTGAGAATCCTGACTTCTATCTCTTTGAACATATATGTAAGGGTGACAGTGGCGATGGTGTTCCAAATGTCCTGAGTGACGACGATACCTTTGTGGAGAATGGAAGGCAACGCCCACTTCGTTCGTCAAAGATTCAGGAATGGTATCAGGAGCGAGACAAACTGAGTGAGGTGATGAATCAGAACACCTATCGAAACTACTGTAGGAACAACAAGATGATCGATTTGAATCACACTCCTAATGAGATTCGTGAAGAGATTGACTCTCTATATACTTCAGAAGCAAACAAGAAAAATGGAAAAATCTTTGGGTATCTGATTGAAAAGCGTTGTAATATGCTGATTGAATGTGCTCAAGACTTCTACTCAAAATAATATGAAAAGAAAACCCGTTAACCCACTAAAGCTGTTCCCCCACGAAATCTTTGAGAAGGTTCAGGGAGTTCGTGCCATGAGCGACCGTATCGCGGTTCTCAAGGAAAATGAATCGTTTACTCTCAAGACTATCCTTCAGGTTAACTTTAATAATTGGATTGAGTTTGACCTTCCTGAAGGAGATGCGCCTTACAAGAAGGATAAGAATCCTCCTGAGTTCAGTGCTGGTCGTATTGATAAACTTATCAAGGAACTCAAGCATTTGGTCAAGCAATCCAAACTCCCAAGAGCAAGAAAAGAAATTAAATTCATTCAGATGCTAGAGGCAATGCATCACAAGGATGCTGACATTATTATTGCCATTAAGGACAAGAAGCTGAACAAGTTGTATTCGGCATTGACTCCTGCCTTGGTGAGTCGTGCCTTTCCTACTCTGATTCAGGAGAAGGAATAAATAATGCCAGCGTAGCAAAGGCTCTGGTTATTATGGTTCTATCACAACTCAAACGTCTCAAAGAGGATTTGGAGAAAACTCAACACTATATTCGTCGCCTTGAGAAAGATGATGATCATGAAAACATACCCTTCTACCAAGCAAAACTTAAACGGCTCATTGATGCTGTTGGCAAACTTGAAAGCATGATTTCAAAATGATATACGACTATCACTGTGAAAAATGCGGTTATGAATTTGAAGAAAACAATCAGATTATTAACCGTGACATTCCAACCGAAAGACCCTGCCCTCAGTGTGCAGCACATTCAGTGAAGCGTGGTATTGCTGCCCCTTATATGTCCTATGCTGGAGCAAAGACTATTCAGCAAAGAGCAAGACAAGGAGCAGGAAGCGACTTCATAAATCGCATGGAGCAAATCCAGAGAGCACACCCAAACAAACTAAAAGATGGCACCAAAAAAACAGTCGGTGGATACTAAGAGTAGTGGGAGAGGATCCGCTGGTTCTTGGAGAAAGAGGTTGATTGATATCTCTCCTTTTTCTCAGGGTCAGGAGGACTTCTTTCGTTACTATGAGAAAGGATACAATATGGTTCTTTCTGGTGCTGCTGGTTGCGGTAAGACATTCATTGCCCTTCACCAAGCACTATCTGAATCCAAGGAGTCACAGTATCGAAAAAGGGTCATCATTGTTCGTTCTGTTGTTCCCACCCGTGATATGGGATTCCTTCCCGGTTCACAAAAGGAAAAGGAAGCGGCATATACCACACCTTACGAGGGAATTGTCAATGAACTCTATGGTGACCCAAAGGCATGGGCTACCTTGTCTGGACATGATATCATTCGCTTCATGACCACAAGTTACATTCGTGGTATCACTCTCAGAGATTCAATTGTAATTGTGGATGAAATGCAAAACTGCAACTTTCATGAGTTGGATTCAGTCATCACTCGTATCGGTGACGGTAGCCGCATTATCTTTGCGGGTGATTATTACCAGTCTGACTTCATTCGAAACAATGAGAGAGAAGGTATCAACAAGTTCCTGACAATCCTTGAGAAGATGAACTACTTCAAGCACATTCGCTTTGGTTGGGAAGACATTTGTCGTAGTGGGATAGTCAGAGACTATATCATGACCAAAGAACTTGAAGAGAAGAACACACAACCAATGACATTGATCAATGAGTAATCCAAGATACAATAAATGGAAGAACAAAAAGCGCGATAAGACACGCCGAGACGATTCATATGACAAATTTGATCGCCAAAGACGCCTAGATAAGAAACAGTCCCGTAATTCAAATGATGAATAATTCTGATATATCTAATCCAGTTGCAGACCTCATTAATAAGCGTCAGAGTAACAACTTTAGTTACACCTATGGTCATGTTCATGAGTTCTACGTTACTGGAGCAATTGAATCTGCTGACGAATATACTGAGTGGTTTCATACGATTCGAAATGCAAATGCAACTGATGTAGTAAAGCTTCACATCAACTCTCCCGGTGGTGACCTCTGGACTGCAATTCAATTTGTTCATGTCCTTGCTGAGACAGAGGCAACAATTCAAATTGCCGTTGAAGGTGCGTGCATGTCTGCTGCAACTCTGCTCTTCCTGATGGGTCATGAATATGAAGTCTCTCCTCATGCGATGTTCATGATTCACAATTACTCTGGTGGTTCTCTTGGTAAGGGTGGAGAGATGTATGACAACATTGTTCATGAGCGTAAGTGGAGCGAGAATCTTCTTCATGATGCATACGATGGTTTCTTGACTCAGGATGAAATCAAGTCCGTGCTGGATAATAAGGATCTCTGGATGGGGACCAAAGAGGTTCTTGAACGTCTTGAAAAGAGGCAAGCCTATCTTGAAAACCTTCAAGCTCTCCTCAAGGAAGCTGAGTTGAAAGCAGCCGAAAAATCCAAAAAACCTGCGAGGAGAACCAGAAAAGCTACTCGAAAATCTTCGTAAGTCGTTGAAAATCAACACCTTTAACGGTAACGTAAAAAAAAGTGAAAAAAAGTGCTTTTAGGGGTTGACGGATCCGCGATCTTCAGGCAGAATGTCTCTCGTAATGAGAAACAACGACATGAACATCAATATATCTTTTCGCAGAATCAAGACTGGACTATTCACTAATAGTATGCCGGGATACTTCAGAATCGCTGTTTGGGTTTTTGGGTTCCGTATTTGCGGGTTCTGTTGGAATAAGGATTTCGGTATAGAAAGAGATTGACATTTCTGCGTTCTCTGGTAGAGTGTTGCTTTAACAATTTAGTCAGTTAGTTAACAGGCACCAACTGGATGGTCCCTTTAATAAATGAGAGGGGTTGACGGGAATCCAGAAATGGTCTAGTATGATCTACGTAATGAGAAAGAACGCTATGAAATACGAAATCACGAACGAAGCCCATCCAGACAACCCAAACCTCCGACGCATCAAAGCCCTGCGGGACTTTGGCGACGTAAAGAAAGGTGACCTTGGGGGATACATCGAGTCCGAGGAGAATCTGAGTCATGATGGTGATGCATGGGTCTATGGGAACGCATGGGTCTATGGGAACGCAAAGGTCTATGGCGATGCATGGGTCTATGGGAACGCAAAGGTCTATGGGAACGCAAAGGTCTATGGGAACGCTGAGGTCTATGGCGATGCATGCGTCTATGAGGACGCTGAGGTCTATGAGGACGCTGAGGTCTATGGTGACGCAAGGGTCTCTGATAATGCATTGGTCTGTGGGGATGCAAAGGTCTCTGGGGACGCATGGGTCTATGGGAACGCAAAGGTCTATGGGGGTGCAGTGCTCTCTTGGAACGCAGTGGTCTCTGGGGAT